TGCCGAGACGTTCGAACACACGAATGGACCAGAGTTTGGCCTTGCCCGTCGTAGCTTCGCCTTGAAGAGTAGGAAAAGTAGCCATGGAGTTTGGATTTTTTATGAGTCGGTCGGCGGTTCAATTTTTTTATTCATTGCCTCATAATCTTTCCATTCTTTCAAATGGTGAAAGGTAAGGGCTTCGTCCAAATTATCTTTTGAAGGGTCGTAGATATCTGCATGAAAACGCGATTCGTTAAACATTTGACCACCCACTCTCTTGATCCACGTGCCAAGTGAAATATCGGCACACCAATGACAGGCAACGGCTTCATTGGTATTGGAACGAACATAGGAACACAGCTGATAATACAACATTCGAGAGATAACCGTTCCTGCACCCCCTGATAAGTACTTACCCCAATAGGAATAATGAATGTGATCGAGCAATTGGCCAAGTGCAAAGGAGTCATGAGGGTGATGATTCGTAAGGTAGGACTCCATACGATCTGTAAACACGTAGGTATCATCGTCGATCAAGATATACCAGTCATAATCCAATTGGGTATGACGGAAAAAATCCATGAATTTTTGAGGGAGCTGCTCATACGTATCCTCTGCACCCCATGAAAAAAGACGCTTCTCTTGATCCATGGTATGTCCTAAATAATAGATATTTGCCGGTTCTACGTCTTTGAACATAGTAGACATTTGCCATTTTACACGAGTATTAAAGTATTTTTCGCAAGTAAGAACGATATAGGCAATTCGCATACTAATAAAAAATACAAATAAATCTTTAGATTGAAATGTATTGTTTTATTTTTGTTTCAATGTTACTCGTCGGCCGACTCCTCGACATTGCCGCCATTCAGCTTGCTGCGGCGGAGCTGGGCAAGGGTGAAACGCTCGCTGCCGCGCTGGACATAGGCCAGACGCCACGGAAGTGCACTGAAGGTGCGCTGAAGCAGGCCGGCATTCTTGAGGCCCGTCATGAACTTGAAGAGAATATCGCCAGGCTTGGCCGTCTTCAGGCCGACCAGAGAGGCAATCGTCGAACACTCCGTAACAGTGAGATCTGTGCCATCAAAGGTTGCATGTACCGTGGATTGAGTCCAGTTGCTCTGTGCATCACGACCCGTGTTAATGCCAAAGATGACAACCTCGCCCGTATTCAGGATCTCGGAGAGGGCAATAATGGCAGGCGGGGCGGAATCATTGGAACGAACCGGTGCGGAAGAACCCTGTGGATCACTCGGTGCGTTCGTGCGCGGCGGATATGCACGACGGGCCGGTTGAGCAGGTTGAAGGGGGATCGCCGTTTGAAAACCCTGAGAAGGCGGCTGAAATCCCTGCGGATTGGAAGGAGCGCCATGTGACAGACGTTGAACCTCAGACGTGAGAAAGCCAATCGCACCCTCGGCATAGGTGATACGCTGCTGAAGGTTCATCAGAATGTTGGAAGTGTAATCGTTGGACATGGGGCTATATAATAGGTGGGGTTATGACTTTATATCGGTTCAAACATATCGTCAAATTTTATTTTTTTGCATATCCATATGCCATAAAAATAACAGCGAGATGAATTATAGTATAGCCCTTTCTTCTTTCAAATCATCTGTCTTGATATAATGATATGCAGTTGGTAGGGAACATAGACAGGGGGTTAGAAAACAGGTAGGACAAGGATCAATTTCATCGCAGAAACATTGATGTTGTCCTTTGCATTGTTCGCATATCATTGCATCTTTCCATTCTATCATATCTTTACAGACGTATGTGCGATAAGTAAAACAAAATCCCGCCGCTTCTAGAATCGCACAATGACATTGAAACCGGCCGCGACAGCTAGAACACGGAAAAGGATACGTACGAGGAGACGAAGGAGCAAGAGGATCCATAGGTGCTATTGGTTAGATATGTTTTATATGGTGTCAATTTTACAAAAATATATGTTTTTTCTCGAATTAATGTACGAACTGCAATTCGGTTTGATTCATGCAATTACGAAAGGAATCGCGAAAGAGATTCATAACGCGCTGTTGTTCAAATTGTCGCTCCGTCCATTCCGCGATGTAGCCACGCTCGTCATTACTAGGAATGCGATTCTGGGAAAAGGAAACGATTTCACGCTCATGTTGTTGCATATGATGATATGTCATTTGATATTCGCCGAGATCCACTTGAATGATAAGAATTCCGCTTGTATTGCCGTGTTGTTCTTGATAGATAAACATGGCTGTGAATCATGTGATCAAGCAGGTCTATTTCAATTTTATGAAAAATAAGGCATGTGTGCCATTTTTTAGAAGAGTGACTTGGAGAGTTTAATAAATTCGGCCATTTTATCGAAGCGATTGCCGTGTCGTTTGTCGGCCCATTTCAGATAGAGTGTATAGGCATCAGACGACCATTTCATGCCATTCTTTTGGAACATCTCGCGAAGCATCTCCTTGCGTTCACGGTCCTCATTGTACCAGCCACTCAACCAGTCTTCCATCCATTCCTGTGTGGTTCGCTTCGAATAACGCCAAGAATGGTGCTTCATGAATCCTTTAAAGTGCTCAAACGGGTGTGAAAGCGGATCAATATCCAATCGGGCAGCAATCGTATGAAAGAGGTCATTCTCAAAGTGTTCTTGTGTAACCTGACGACACTCTGTTTTATGACCAGGCCAATCGACTTTCTGGCATGATTCACTACAGTACCAGGAGGCCTGGCAATCGCCACATTTCTTAGCATAGAGATTGTTGCCGTTTGGGCATGCAGTGTTACAACAGAAGTACGTGTGGCTCATGACTGACTTATGTATCACGAGTCACATGCGTCAATTTTTTAGAATTCCACCCTGTTGAAATAGATTCTCAACACACCCAGAATAATCATACACTTCGACATGGCCATATTCTTGTATATCATGACGCCATACACTGAACATCAGATGATAATCCGAACCGGTCAAGCGAAATACGTCATCGTGGCCATATTGTTTGAAACGGTCCGTAAGGGAAATGGTAGCCTTTTCTCCTAGCATTGTTTGTAGTTGAATCACGACATCATTTATCGGAAGATTCGTTTGACTCAACGTAATTGGCTTCAACAAATGGGTTTGAAGAAGGGAGATAATGGATTCAATGTCATCACGCAGAAGTGGTTGATGAAGAATCACCCTAAATAGAGCGAATCCGACCTGAAGTGACCCTTTCAAGCCGATATAGAATTTTCCGATATTCATCTTGATATCTTAAGAGACGAACATACCTGTGTCAATTTTACACGGTTTGCCAATTAACATACAGATTACGTATCATTTGGATGTATTTTATTTATTTCCAGTCTATTATACATGATATACATAGCAGAAATAGTAAATAATAACAAATCAGATGAACCTCTTACTAATAATGGCATATCTGATTTCATTTGACCATATAAAATCCATAACGACGATGAAATCATATTTATAATGGAGAATACCAACGAATATGGATTTGTAGATTTTTTGGTGTATAATAAATACATAAAAATAAATCTACCTGATAAGGATATAGACGTTGCAGTATATGCTGTAACTAGTTCTGTTGTCATACTTACACTATATGTCGTTATTTTAAATGTGCAATAAAGATCGATTATGTTTATTTCCAACTCATCATCATAACGGATCGATACTCATGAAATCCAGGAAATATAATCCGTCCATATTGAATCAGCCATTCGTCGCGCTCGACATCATTCGTTAGATTTGTTTTGGTAAGAAGTCGAGCGGCTTCATCAATCACGAGCATTTTGGTTGCCTTGTCAATGGGCGAAAATCCAAGCCAGTAGATAAAGGAATCGACCATTTCGTTTTCACGTGCATAATGATGTGTCATGACAGACCAGAAGGCAACTGAACGTCTCATAGACAGGGGTGTCACGGCATATGCTTTCTGATCAGAACACAGATCACCATATGACATCAGAAGATCAGGAAGGGCGTCATTAAATAATTGTGGACCACAATTGCTCTTTTCATTCTCCAGTATATTGGAAAGAGCGCGTGGAATACGAGAAGTAAGATTATTCATCACTATCTATCGATCTTCTACCCGTCACTTTTCAATTTTATCATATTTGCGCTCGGATCGGATCCGTTGTTGTGTCTCAAAATCCTTGATCGGATGAAACAAATAATCGGGTCGAATATCATCTTCTGTCCAATACATATAATTAGAGATTTTATCTGACCAGTTAAAGTCGGTGCGATACACGATCGGTGTTAATTCGATCGGATTGACGATCTTTAGTCCACGATGAAAGGCAAGTGATGGATAGAAAACTTCATCAACAATCAACCGATTGTGTTTTGCAGCAAATCGATCGACCTCTCGCAAAAAATTACGTGAAACACGAATTGCACAGGTCATGCCCTTGAGCCAGGGCATGGGGAAAAAGTTCTTGACATTAAAATCTTTGAAGGCCCATGATTCATAAAAGGAATACTCTTCATCAAATAGAACGATGGGAAAGGATGGATTAATACCATGGTACTCGTCGTTATTGCATGCCACGACAAAATATGAATTCGACAAATAATCTCCGTCTGGATACTTATTATCTAGATCCTGTAACGTCTTAACTGTAGGAATGAATACATCATCTTCAATAAACCATATATGTTTATAATTTGTGTGATTGAGAGTATTAAAATAATAAAAGGCTTTATCTCGCGAAGAGACTTGTTCACGCATATTGTTATTTGAATTGTAATATCCTGCTTTTTTTACTTCCTCGCTGTTTAGCTTAATAATGGTAATGTCCTTATCATATTCAGGTAGTTCATATTGATTATCGTTTACCGATACAAAAATATCATAACCAGGTTTCTTTAGTTGTGCCGCAAACTCAAACAACTCTTTGGGTGGCTGAAAGGTAAAAAATACGATGGCATTCAAGGAACGCTCGATATGACGAGGAGGATAATGATAATGATAATGATGGTGATGATGGTGATGGTATTCATGAGTTATCTCTTCACTCATTTCCACTCTACGAATGCGGATATCGAATATATAAAAAATATACACATCGTGTAACCATGATCATTACGATCTTATGTGGCGGTTCCGGAAGTTCCGCCATACAAAAGGGGCTTCATACAATATGCCCTCATTTACCAATTCATTTATTAATTAATGGATATGATGATGGTAAATCAACGGGTGTATTACGGAAAGTATTTCCGAATACGCTTGGTATTTCTGATTTCAGAAAGAACCAATTATTGGAGTATAAATTATTATATGGCGATGGTCCGATTTATAAACTATTAAATCATCGATTTACGGAAGAACAACCGTGTGAGATCATTCTATCAAGGATTCGTGCCACTGATTTTGGAACACAAGAATCGCTAAAGAATTTTTTGATCGATCATACCACGTCTTTTTTCCAATTAGAAGCATCAAAACAGATCGTATATGAAGATTTTAGTTTTATGAATATCATCTATTGTTCCTTATTGAATGACAATAATATGAACACGGTATGCGAGATCATAAAAAAAGAATTAGGGTTACAAAATACCATATATGTGAATTCGAACGAGTGTTTAATTTTGAAAGGAGTAACAAAGAAGGGCAGACGATTAGAAAATGAAGCAAGTATCGTTGATTTTAATGATCCGGCCGATCAGATCGTTGATATTTATTTTGATAAGGAACCGCCGATGTTAGATGACAATACAAAGAAGCTCTTACTCCGATCCGATATTATCGTCTTTTCGTGTGGAACTCAATTTAGTAGTTTGATCCCTACGTATAAAACACGACAATTCAAAGAAACCATTCAACGGTCGAAGGCATCAAAATTTCTTGTGTTGAACTGCGATTATGATAAGGACATAATTCACTATTCAGGAAACGAGTTATTGGATAAAATCAATGAATCACTTCCATTAGATGATGTACAGATTATGATTTCAAAGGGTATGAATCAGGCATTGTATCCAACTGATCCGAAATACAACTATATCGATGTGCCTCAATTGATTCGGCAAAATCATCATGATGGATTTCTTCTATGGAAATACATCTTTAACCATCATTTTCGTATGTACTATAATCATCACTATCTATTTGATTATGATTATACGCTGTTTGATAAGGACTTTATGAATATATCGATCGAAAATATTGAACTTCTAAAACAACTGCCACATAAAACGATCATTACTAATAATTGTTATTCCAACTTGTTACCGATCGATGGAATCAATGTATACTCGAATATTAGTAATTTGTATAACAATAAGGAGGTTGTAGATAAATCGTACCTATTTAGAGACGACGAAATCGAAGAAATAAGGAAGATCCTTCCGTCTTGTACAAATCGTAATTACTTGTCGATCTCGATCAAACCGGTATGGAATCGAGAAGAAAGAATAGCAGAACTTCGATCAGCAGTAGATAATCGGTACGATATTATCAAAACAGGAAAAACAACGATCGAGATCACGAAAAAAGGGGCATCAAAGAGAAATCTATTGATCAATAAACAGTTTCTACAGGACAAGTATACCTATATAACCGATATCAATGACATTCACTATACAGCAGAGGACAAGATCCGATATTTGCAAGTATCAAGCGTACATATGACAAATGTGTTTTTGAAGTCGATTATAATGAGAGAGAAGTATGATGCATGTATTGTGGTAGGAGGGATCAATCAGCGAATGGAGATCGATTATCCGAAATGTCTGGTCCAGGTGAAAAACGAGATTGTTCTTGATCGAATGATTCGTATGATTACTCCTCATGTTAATCGTATTTTTGTATGTGGAAGTAACTACTATAAAGAGAAATTTCAAGAGTTTGATCGATCACATCGATATGATTCGGTCACGTTTCTATATTTTGGTTCGATCGATGGATCGCAGACGTATCCAAAAGGAAACGGAGAAACGATCGATCAATGGTTAAAAACCAGAACCGATCTAACAAGAAAGGTTTTTATTATGTGGGGTGATGTCCTATTATCCGATCCTATGATTCTAGAAGAGATGTACAATCGTCAATATGATACGGATTTTTTGATTCCAACGATCTACGAGCCCGATCCTTATGCATATGTGGTACTAGAAGGCACACGAGTAAAAAAAATGGAATACAAACGAAACGTACCTGTAAAAGAGGGATATCACGATCAATGTGTCTTTTTGTGCGATCGAATGCGATTACAAGAAACACTTCCTCAAATTAAACGTGCCAACGAAATGAATTTGTTAGACGTGGTGGAACATATCGAGAACGTAACGTATTATGAAACGATCTACGGAGTAAAGAGTTTTAATACAAAAGAGGAACTTGAAAGAACGTCTGATATAAAATAATGGGATAGAATAGAATGGCATCAGACAATGATTGGGGAGAGTTAGAGAATCTACCCAATGAAGTGGAAGAAGAGAAGCGACCAGAAATACCACAGGAGAGTATTCTTAATCAGTATACACGTAACATGGAAGCGCGTGCGAAAAGACTCGCTGAACAATCGGCTCAAGCCAAAAAAGCTAGACGTAAAACTACATTTGCAAATACGGCAGTTATAAAACGGAATACAACCGTAAGAAAAGTAGTAAATAATGTTCCACAAAATAATGTAGCGATTGTTAATGAAACATGGGAATTGAATCGTATACCCATCGATAGGGAAAATAGATCGAAACCAGGTATACGACGCAGACCATTACCTCCGCCCCTGCCGCATAGTAAGTTTAGAACGAATAATGACCGTAACGCTGTTGCACTCGGACAAGCAAAAGCATTAGAACGAGCTCACGAATTTAGAAGAGCAAATGATGCCTTTGCTATAAAGTTGGCTGCAAATGAAAAAGCAGAGCAAACACGAAATCAGTTAGAAGGAGGAAAAAGACGCACTACCAAACGCACACGTAAGATACGCCGGTCTCATTAAAAATAGATAGATATGGTATCAATAAGAAGAAACACTTATTGATAGCATTGCCATATAAAACTTGCCCTTCTATGTTATCTAATGAACACTACTAAACATACCCTAACCGATATTATTGTTACGTCTAATCAAGTCTACTATGTAGTAAAAGCATGTATTCATACGATTCTATTCAATCGTTTATTAGGTAATTCTGTAAGGGCAAAAGATGTATCATGTCCTTTATTTGACTCATTGAACTATACGATGATCGATAGTGAGGAGATCGAACGTAAGGTACATACCATACTTATGTCTATTTGTAATAAAAGAGACAAGGACACTCTAACGATCTATTTGTTGCTATATATTGAGATCTCGAAATATGGGTTTTTAGGGGAGTACAAAGAGAAAATCGAATGGGAACGGTGGTGTATGAAAGTAACGATCTCGAATCGATGCGATGAAGAAAAGATCAATCAAATGATCGATACCATTTTAGATCAGTGTATGTCTCATCATACGGTACCACTTATAAAAAATGTCTCGTTTGATATTACGACATCAACTGAAAAAGAGACATCGTTCTTTGATCTTTTTCGATCGGTTCCACGTATCTAAGAAAAAAGGGGTCGCCCCTTTTCTTTTTTTTAATCGGCTTTTCTATTGTTTAGTCGTTTTAACGGTCCTCCTTGGCGAATTCGATGGTAATCGACTTTCCGCGAAGGCACAGCTTGTTCTTTTCGGCAAGGAATCCGCGTGTGGAGTCGGTGTGACTCATGAACTTGATGAGGGCAAAGCCCTTGATGGTCCCATAGTACGGGCTGTTTTGGTCGAGATTTTTAGGAATGTACACGTCGCGAATCGGGCCATGCTTCGAGAAGATCGTTGTCAGCTCGTTCGATGTCACGTCGCGCGGCAGATTGCGAGCCACCAGCGTCTTGATTTGGTTCGGATTGAACAGAACGGTTGTTGTGACGACTTGGACGGGCGCGGAACGCTTGACCTCCATCGGTGTCTCGAAGGTGTGGACCTGGACATCCTCGGCCCACTGAATACTGCGGCGGGCTTTCATGTTCTTGCGGTCTATCACTTCACGAACCGCATTCAGTATATCCTCACCCTCGCCCGACGAGCAGTACTCGTGGTAGACTTGCTCGTCTGCCTGGGTGCACGCCTCACCCCACGACATGGTTCCTTCGAAAAGGCCACGTACGATGGGATCCTGGAAGGCTTGTGCGCGCAGTTGATGGTACAACGATTGAATGGAGCTCATGGTTGCTTGGTGCCTACTAAGTTTCTACTACTGTTGGGCTGACTTCTTTAACAGGAAGGGGTGTTTCAATTTTTTTATAGATTTGATGAATCAATATAGGGATTTATACCCCCTCCCCCCTCTCCTTTGGCCAAGAAGATTTTGAACTACCACCCCCCCCTCTTATATCATTTTATCAATTTGACAAAAAAATTGATATACCTATAGAGAGGGGGGTACCCCCTTCCCCTCCTTTGGCCAAGAAGAGCCTGCCCCTCCCCTGTATATAGCCGTAAAATGCCGTCAAATTAGAAAAAAAATTGAAAGGGGGAGGGGCCCCAATAGAAAGACAAGGATTCAACTAGTAGAAAGTTAATCCGCTTCAAGCAATCATGTCCACTGTCCAGAACGTCCAAGAGTCTCTTAAGGGTTTGTCGGTCGAGGAGCTCCTTGCGGTCATCGCCGCCGCGGCGGCGGAGGCCAAGAAGGCCGCCAAGGTTGCAGTTAAGGCTGCACCGAAGGTGGCTAAGGAGAAGAAGGGAAGCATGCCGAAGGGCGTGCTGCCGAAGCAGCTCCAGGAGTCCTTTGCCTACGTCGACTACACCCTTGCTCAGGCGAATGCCAACGGCTGGAAGGAGTTCGCGGTGAAGGGTCAGGACGTGCCGATGGAGGCGTCTGTGGAGCGTGACGGTGCGCATGTCTTTCCTTCGACAGGCAAGCCGCTGAATCGCAAGCAGGCGATGTCGCTTTCGAAGTTCCTCTGGTCGAACAAGGAGCAGAAGGGCACCAACCAGGCGTTCTACGATGCATTCAAGGCACAGTATGTGCCGCCGGCTGCGGCGACGCATGCCACCGAGGTGGTGCAACCCGCTGTGGCGGAGTCGCCCAAGAAGGCCAAGGAGGAGAAGGCGCCGAAGGCCAAGAAGGCGCCCAAGAAGGCAGAAGATGCTGTTGCAGCCGTTGCAGCCGCCGCACCCGTTGAGGCGCTTATTGCTCCGCCGAAGAAGGTTACTGCGCCGAAGAAGGTCGCTAAGAAGGAGGAGAAGGACACTTTCAAGTGCGAGGACGACGGCGAAGTACACCCGTGGGACTGGAAGGGTAAGAAGCTGCTCCGCAACTTCCAGAACCAAGTGTGGGAGCGCACGGACGACGGTGAGGCCGGCGACTGGTTCGGTGTTTATGACGCAAAGACCAACACGATTGATGCCTCGGCGGCGGAGCCTCTCTATGAGGACGAGTAAAAACTGACGAAACATTCAAAAAAAAAAACAAACCGATGAAACATCAAGAAAACAAACAAACTGAAGAAAAAAGGGAACCCCCCCCTTTTTTCTTGGAAAAAATTGAAACCGATTGGATCCATATAGAAAGGTACCCCCTCCATTCTCTTCCACGATGTCCATGCTTTTCCAATATCCGATCGTCTGGCGGCCGGCGACAGAAGTCCTCGAAGAAGACGAGGCACATGAGATGATGCGGGTGAAAGAACTTGCGAATCATGCGGCGGCGAAATTTCAAGGAACGACGTGCGTCTACACTGAGGGCGTCTATCCTCCTTCCAGAGAGGGAGAGGTTCGGCCATCGCCACCCTCCTTTGAGTTGAAGGAGTTATCGGAGGCAGAGTGGAAGTCTGTACAGCGTGCACGTCTTCTTGCGCCAATTGGAACGAGGTCTCTTCTTCGACGCCGTTTTCATGACAGTGACCTTCTTGGAAAGGTGATCCAGGACACGATGATGGTACGTGTCGATAATTCTTACCGTTGGGTCTGTCTCCACGTCTTCTATACGGAAAAGGAAGGCACGCCCTTTCCAATTGAAACCAAAAAACGTAAATACATGCAGTTCTAAGTAGCGAAAATCCAAAGAAACATCAAGAAAGGTGGCGGCCCTTTTTTGATTAAAAATTGAATTGAGTGTGCATGCAGGTTAATAGATAACCTACCATGTCCTCCATGAATCAAGAATCCACGAACTACACGATTTGCACCGAAGAGAACCCGCAACTAGGTGAAGTCCAATTCATTCTCAACTACCTCCATGTGAATGCAACGGTGACGTCAATTGCAGCGAGCGTCACGGGAGATTCATGGGACGGTTCGTTTGAGGTGATCACGGACCAACCGAATGTATCTATTTCGCTACGATTGGTGAAGGGTCATGGCAGCTTTGTGGACTACATCGTCTATCAAGAGAAGGATCCAAAGGAGGAGTCGTCGATGCCTGTTCTTCTAGTGGAGTCTACGAAGACGGACGACTCGGAATCGCGAAATACGTCCATCAACCAGCGGTTCACGAAGTTCGCGGTGGCGCGTCAGCGCTTTCCTACAACACCGCTGGTTCTCTACTTCAACAAGGAGAACAAGGCGACTACACCGACCAGTGTGTTTGGCCGCCGTCTCTTGGCTACCTTTGGTGTGGAAGCCTATGACACAGAGAAGAACATTCTGTTGGAAACGCCAGCATTTACGAGTGTGGCGGAACTGCTCCAAGCGAAGAACGCGATTCGTGAGAAAGCGGGAAACGTCTCTGTGAAAATCGCTGAACTCTCGCCGCATCATTACCAGATTCGCGCTAAGTTGAGCAAGGGAGCCAATCTAACCGTGTGCCATGATCCGAATAAGGGTCTGGTAACGGGTATCGCGTCGGCCATCTATGAATTGGATTCTGAGGCGTCCTTTGTCATCAGTGATCATGGGGTGGATACGAGCAAACTTCGCAATTCGGACAAGTTCTGGTATGCGAACAATCGGTATGACCTGCGCCTGGAAGGAAGCGAACTAAGCTCGAAAGGTGTGAAAGGTGCGATGGTCTACTGGACCTTTGAAACACAAAGTGAAAAATCATCGACCATTCTCTTTCAGAACTGCATGGAGATGGCAGGAAAGAGTGTGCTCTACCATAATCATAGCAGCTCGGCGCGCAGCTACTTTGTGGACAGTGAACAAAAAAATCACGCCATTCCAAAGGACGTGACCATTCCAGATCTGGTCCTTGCAGACCATACCACCAAAAAAATATACATTTGCGAAGGAAAAATCAAAAAAGATGTCGCGATGGGTGCCCGTCAACTGGACAACCTTACGAAATTCATCGACTATATTCAACCACTGTATCCTTCTTACTCTATTGAAAAGGGCCTATGCGTCTATGTACCGAAACTGACTGATGTGGCAGCACTTCAGCCGACGCTGTCGTATCCGATTTGGTTCGGACTCGACGCCCAAGGCAAATATACAAATCAACTCTAATACAAAGAACGTTACTCGAATCTGTTTTGGTTCAGACTCGTAAGAATACTTCATTGGGCACTCTTTAGTCGCTCCAGTCCAATGTGATAGTATTTTTCTTCTTTTTCATAGCCGACATAGGTACGACCGGTTCGAACGGCCGCAACGGCAGTGGTTCCAGATCCCATACAGGAATCAAGAACAATATCACCCTGATTGGTATAGGTGCGGATCAAGTACTCACATAGTTCAAGTGGTTTTTGGGTAGGGTGTTCTGCCTTTCCTTCACTTCCAAACTCAAGAATGCTACGAGGATAGTTGGTGACTGTTTGAACGTAGTCGCTTTGTGTAGCACGTCCTTCACGATGAGAGGTAGAGCCTGTTTTTCCTTTCATAACTTTATTGCACTCCTTGGTTCCTTGAGGATTGTAAGTCATACGAGGATTGCCGTTCTTGGTAACTTTTCCGTAACTAAATACGAGAATGTCTTCATGCTCACAAAGGAATCGATAAGGAGCTTGAGCAAAGTTACCTGTTTTTGTCTTCTTCCATACAAGAGAGTATTTGAACATCTCATAATTACTGCTTACAAGCATGCTACTAAAGGGTTGTTGACCAAAGAGGACAATGGCACCCGTTGGTTTGATGAGACGTTTGTATTGTTCCCATAAATCTTTCAATGGAATGATACTGTCCCATTTACATTCGGTCAATCCATAAGGAAGATCCGTCAAGATGAGATCGATACTTTTTTCAGGAAGGGTTTTCATGCCTGTAATACAATCGGAATGGAAGAGTGTGTTGTGCCATGACAAAGGCGCAGCGGAAGGTACAGGAATAACGGGCAATGATTCAGGAATGATGATTTCGTTTTTAATGCCTTTCTTCAAGGTAAAGATGTACTCGATCACATCTGACCCCTTTCCTTTGATTCGATTGTATCGTTCATAAGGAATATCTTCGCAGCTCACCGTTCCATGTTTTCCCATGATGTTCATGATTTTGTCTTTCGTTAGTAGTCCCTCGTTGTTATAGCTCATGACAACAAAGGAGGCACTCGTCAATCGAAGAATCGTATCAAGTTCATTTTCTACTTTGGAGGCAATACAGAAGTTAGATTTGGTATCGCTCCAATCACGAAGGCCGGTTACACCGGTTACGACAGGCTTGTCATTTCGAACAATCGTTTCAAGTACGTGATAGTAGTTTCCATATTGACGAGCGTTATAAGGAGGATCCAAATAAAGGATATCACAGGGGTGTTGAGAAAGTACGGTTGTAACATTTGCATTCAGTACCTTTCCTTTGGTAGTTAGAGGAAATGGATTAAAGAGAGTCAGTGGCTTTTCAGAACGACTATCCCATTTTTTATTGAAGGCACCATAGGTACCTGCTGTATTACTAACACGACTGACTGCAATGATGAGACAGCCAAGAAGAAAGTCGTGTTCCACGCGTGTAATTTTGCTTTCTAGTCGCCATTGTTCGAGTTGAAGACGAATCGCATCGATTTTCTGTCCGTTCTCTTCCGTAAAGTACATACGATTAGCAACCGGTGTATAGGTCTTTGTAATGTAATCATTCTGCCCAGGCAGCTGATTCAATATCAATAGAACATCGTCGATAGGAGTCAATGATTCTTTGATCAAACTAGCAAATGTCAGCTCGTCTTTTGTTATTCCAATCAAACATGTGGTAAGAACAGACGAGAAGGAGAGAATGTCACATGCAATGACATCGTATCCATGAGAGGCAAAATGAGAAGAGACGGTTCCTGTTCCACAGAAGGCGTCAAAGAGAACACATTTTGATTTACCGATTTCTTGATAGCATGTTGTAATGCTTTTATCAAGAAAGCTAAGAAGTTTCTGTTTACAGCCAAGATAACGAATGGTCGTAATGTTTTTTTCTTGGACTCCACCTGATAGAAGTTCAATGAGTTCATCTCTTTTTTTACCACTGTATCCACCTAGTTTTTTCTCTTTGCAGAGAGCAATAAGCTCTTCTCGTGTCTTCTTGGAAAGATCGGCATCGGTAGATAGTACAGGAGAAGAAGAGAGAGCTTCTTGTACTTTCTTCTCTATAAGAGCCTCAATGGTATTGTTTTTCTTGCATGGACGTTTTCGTTCTTTATGTTTATCAAGATGACCTTTTTGCGTAAACACTTTCTGACAGTTATCACAGGCGTAGTTAACCATATCGTTATATATAGGATTCAGCGATGTAGGCCGAATCACGAATATTAACTAAATTGTTAACGATTCTAGATGTCAATTTTATGAGTTTACACAGGCGCTTTTTTCCTTCTTCAATTTACGATAGTTTCGCTGATATTCTTTTTGGTAATCTTTGCGTGTTTTTTCATCTTGTACAACAACCACTTTTTCAGTAGTGGGTTGAACAACGACATTAACAGGTTTCTCCTCAAAGGCTTCTGCTTCAGTGGCATAATGGTTGTCATCAATCGTAATAACCTCTTTTGGTTTGGCAACACGCGGTTTCGTACGTTTTGGTATAACTGGTTCTACGTTCGCAGGTGTATGATTCGTTTCTACTTTTATTTTCGTACTGTTTACGTTGCGTAATAGCGCGTTTTCTTTTTCAAGTTCTGCAACACGCTCTTTCAATTTCTTAATATGTTCACAATATTGCAGGACGTCTTCGTGTAACATATCAACAATAGGTTTGATTGTAAAGATTGAACTAATAAATGACAATGACATATCTATATGATAGATGTAAAAAATGTTTATGTTCTATATTAATCTACTGAAATAGATTGATATACATAAAAATAATAAAATTACTCCATCAAAATCATACCAGATAACTCGTTCATCATGCGCTTACTAGATGTCTCAACAAGAAGGCCGTTGGCGTAAACACCGTAATTGTAGTAATAGTTATCATTCTCAAGGGCAAAGTGCCAGATATCGAATGTTCCTTCTTTCTCATAGGGAACGGCACGCTTGTCCACACGGGCGATCAGGCGATAATGATTTTCGGTGATGTAGATCTTGCCTTGGATCTCGTTGAGTTCAGCCCGCTCTTGTTCAGTGATATCAGGAACAAGGATCGAATGACAGCCTGTGAGCACGAGATCTTCAAATAGTTCAGGGTAATTTCCTTGTGGGCATCGATAGAGACGATTGGAGCTACGCATGGAATTCTCTGGATTGTAGATCTTGCTAGTACCGATGCAATCGATCGCTTTGTATCCATTGGAGTAGGTCTTAACAAGATCGCCCTTTCGCAGAGTTTGAATGGGGCGATAGATCTCTTGTTTCAGTGTAGGATTATAGCATAGAATCTTGGTACCTTCAAGGAAACACATAAATCGGAAATAGAACATGGGTGAAGCTGTTCCTGCGCCTACTATATTAATAGCTTGCAATGTCATTTTATAATAGGTTCGTTCTATCAACCCTCCAACAAGAATAGGGCTTGTAGTTGTAGGAGGATTGCATACGATTGTATTCGTTATTTGACCGTTGATATCGGTAATCGTGTATTGATAATTAGTAATGGGAGAACCCCCATCTGAAGAAGGGCGTGTAAAGGATAGAAAGATCTGACCAGCTTCTGCGTC